CATCAAATATGATAAGTATTCTGTTACCTTGATTGTGCAAGCCTGCGAATGCTTCTGGATTGCTTTCGCTCCATGGAATAGCATCTATCCGCCACGTTTTCTCGTACTGCTTATCAGCACTAAACAATGCGGTTGCCGTGTATGTAAATAGTTCCTTACCTATGAACAAGTTGTACCACTTATTTAACTCAGCCCAAGTCTTAGACTTTAACTGTGTATCAGTATTAGCGGTTACAACTCCACGTGTGTTTTCATGTGTAGCAATAGCAAACAGAATTAACAATGAAGAAAAGGCGGACTTCCCAATACCATGACCTGATGCAACTGCAATTTGTATTGCCTTAGCTAATGACTTTCCCTTGCGTAGTTCTTCGCCTATTTTAGTGAAAGTCTTTACTTGCCATTCATCAGGGCCATCAAAGTTTTCAAGTGGTGTTCCTTTTTCGCCCCAAGGGAAAGCAAAACAAACAAAGCCTAATGGATCATGCGTGAATGAACCCAACGCATCAATCAGTTGTGCCTTGTTGTACTTCATCTGATTTCACCCTTGCTTGTTTCATGCGGTCTGATATATCAATCTCTATTTCTGCATCAAGTTTTACCTTGTCAGTAAATAGCATGTGCCGTTTACCTAACAACTCGGCTGCTTTAGTTCTATCTGCAATTGAGGTATCTAAACCAAATGCATCTTTTTCTTCGCCATTCATAACCTTGGTTAGGTACTCCAGCACTTCATCAGCAGTTGCGATTGTGTTTTTACTTCGCTTTTCCATTACGGAATCTATGTATTTACGTACCTTTACTTTTCTTAATAGTTGACTTCCCTTACTTGATGCACTTTTTTCTGCATATCCAGCCTTTATAGCGCTCTGTGTTGCATTGGTAGTCTTGATATACTCATCTGCAAATATACGTTCTTTTTCTGTTAAGGTGCTAGCATCTGCCATATATCAATCACCACCTTTATATGTCTTAACTAAAAATAGCAGTACTTCATGTTGCTTAGTACTGCTATACTCACTTTCTTTTTTATAGAGTTGTCCTTGTTTAAAGGTCTTACCCTTTTTGTACTTGTGAGGAAATGTTAGTTTGTACTCTTCCTCTGTGTACATTCGATTAACGATATATACCTTGCAAGGCTTATCGAATTTGCTCCATGATTGCCTTACATCGACTACATACCGCCTACCATTCATTTGTAATGCTTTGAGTAGTTTCTTTATTGTTGGTTGATAATTCACATCAAGCACCACACAATACCGACTATAATTAATACACCGCACACAATAGCTAGGCAATCAATAATGCTTAATACGTTATCATCTCTATGTTCAAACGCATATTTGGCTTTCGCTTGTAGGTCTTTGTTATCTAAATCTTGTGCTGCACGTTTAAACAACGCTCTATCCTTAATGAATTGTTTAATCGCTTTAATCATTTTAGTACTTCACCACCTTTCCGCTTTAACTTCCCATTAGATCTAACACACAATCCACACACGCTTTTTCTTGCGTTCCCCTGTGTGATGTATGTTTGACACAAGCCGTCATATTCAATCATGCTTGCGGTGCAAATACCTTTTTTATTGTTTAGGCATTTACTTTTATAACACATAATTTCAGTCATCGTTTCTCCCTTTTTGATAACTTTATACAAAAAATGAGATATATCGCCGTGGATATACCTCATTATGTGATAGTTTTATTCATTTTTATTGCATACTCAAAACCAAAGTTATATAGTTAGCTATTCGCCAACACGAGTATATGAATTGTAATCATGGTTAGCTCACTCTGTCTAACTCTCGCACAATACTCGGTTCCCAACGGAACATATAGCTTTAGTTTTCAATATGCAATTGCACTCTCTAAACTAATACCGCCAGTTGTTTGTAGTATGTAACATTTTTTCGCTTAAGGTTTTATCTCATGAAACGTATAATTGGTTGTTATTGCAATATTGGAAAGGATTATATGTGCGGTATTAGTTTACAAAATGCAATATAAGAGGTGCGGTACAGTTAGAAAATAATATAGATTGTAATGACTTAGAAACAATACTCGTTGATTTTCAAATACAAAATATAAAACCGCACCTCAATTGCTATTTAGTTTTTAGAATTGCTCATTGGCAACTCTTACACCTTATATTCTACTATATGTTTTTATACATATATACTGACATTTACTGACATTTCATGACATTTACTGACATTTCAACTTGCCTATTTCAATTAACGCTTTTTCTTTATACCTCATAGCCTGTCTTTCGTTGAATTGGTTCTCAAAAACCGAATGTGCTTGTTTAGCTGACATTCCAAGTAGGTATTCATAACGTAACATTGTACCGCCTATTTCTTCTGTTAGGCTATTGATCGTGTTGATTACATCACACTTGTACTCGCTCAATTCATCAATCCGTCTGCGTTGTTCTTTTTCTGTATCAATAAACCTTGCTACGCTATTTTCTAATCCGCAAGGAACACCGCCACCGCTCACTTTATCTTTGGAATAATCGATCGCACTAATCGATGTGATGTTACATCGTAGTTGTTCTATTTCTTTTGCAATCGACTTTATTTGCTCATCAACTGTCTTTACAGGCTCAAGGTATTTTCTAGCACTACTGATTAATCTCTTTTCACTTTTTGTCGGTTCATTCAAATATTACTCCCCCTCTCTATGTCTTTCACAATACATATCGTAATTAGATTGTGCCATTTCTCTTAATTCTTTTGCCTCGCCATCTGTTAAATGTCCGCACATTGGTCGCTTATATCTAAACCACCACCCATTGTGCCTATACAAAATAATATAGCAACTAAATCCATCATATACACTCGGTTTACACCTGCTATCTCCACATTTAATTGTTAAACGTTTTTCTTCTTCTGTAAGCCTAGCCAAACACCATAACCCAATCATTTACACCTCTGCTAGTTTTGCGTAGTTCCAATTTCCAGTCGATAATTCACATCCAGCAGTCCACGATGTTTTCCCATTTAACCAACAATAGATTTTTCCATCTTCGTACCTCGCAAAATATCGTTTAAACCATATTTCTTTATCGTTACTAATCAATACAGGCGTATCAACTGGCACCTTGCTCCAATCAACAACACCTAAATATTCAGCCACATCAATCAACTGGTCTTTTTCTTCAAAGCATGTACATTTCACTTGTACACGTGGTGAAAACGGACATAGATAATCTCTTTCGTTAACAAAGAAAAACAGGGTATCATCTTCAATTTCTGCTTTTCTAAACCCCAAGTTATACATGCGTTTAAATAACTCATCTGTAAATTGCTTATCGTTCATGTTCCCATTCTCCTTTATCTTCATTCCATTTGTACCATTTCACGTTTTTTATAAACATTCCGTTGTCTTGTAAATCATCTTGCATTTCACCGATACAAAATTCATCATCGCCACTTTCACAAGCCAGTTGCTTTAGAAATTCAAACGCACTCTCCCATGTGTCATGCGGTGCTATGTAATAATCAGAATGTTCTGTATATCCGCTATAACCTAACATTTTAACCTGCCATTATAAATTTTATCCAATTCATAACGATATTGTGATATAATCTCGTTCTTTATTCTTAGTGCAAATTCTTCTAATGTAATGTTTAAACCCTCTAATTCATACATTGATATATTTCTACATATTTTTATATCTGACTTCTTGTAAACAACAATAAACATATTCATATTCAACGTTACTTTAGGTTCAAATAAATAATCCTCATAAACAAATGTTAAGGCTTGTTGCAAAATATGAATTGTATCATGTAGCCCTATCCTTTTTATATCGTGATAAATTCTCATATTCACTCCTTATGATAAGGCGGATTTTTCACCGCCTATATCTTATTCAACCAATACTTTTATTAAAATCACAAACCCAAATATTAAAACTACTAGCGATACACCCATAATCACATTGAAAAATAACTCTTGTAAAAATTTAATTCCATCCATTATTTACTCGCTTTCAACTCTTCAACTTCTGCTACTAATTGATTTACCAACGCTTCAAGTTGTTTGATTTTGCCTTTATGGTTAGTTTCGTATTCAGAACCCTTACCAAGTCTAAAGGATACACCTGCATTAATCATCTTATTGGCTAGTGTTGCGCCCAAGCTAAACATTACGTGTTCTGTTGGTGCATAGAACATACCAAGGGCTACATCATTTGCGTTTTTGTAGTGGCCGTAGCCTAGCGCAAATGTTAACTTATCATCAGAATTATAGCCTAAGTAGTGTAGCGCACTTAGTGCTGCATTAGATGCACCAGCTTTTGCTACTTCATGCATCACATTTGAGATTTGACCCACTGTATTACGCTCTAAATCTGTAATGCGTGTTTCGTGATTATTAATTCTATCCGTATTGTTCAAAATGGCTTGGCTATTTTGACCTACACGCTCGTTTGTAGCGTTTAGAGTGTTATTAATCGTTGTAAATCCGTTATCCACCTTAGAGGTCAAATTAGAGATATTCGTAGTATTGCGTGTAACTCGTTTGTCTAAACAGTTCACATCTTTTTGAAGTTTTGCAATGTGTGTGCCATTTGTTTCAATTTCGTCATACGCTGCGAACAGTTGACTGCCGTTTACCGCATCTAAACTGCTAGGGTCTACACGGCCTGCACTTACATTGTGCAGTTGTCGATTGTAGTTACTAATTCCGCTGTATGTATCGCTTTTCTTACTGCCAAAGGATACTACGCTATTAGGACTTTCACCTGCGAACACGTGAGTTACCCCATTTAATACAACTTGTCGAACACCTACAGGATTATCCGTTTGACTGTTCGTGCCAATCGCTACGGAATTTTGAACAGGTGCTGATGCATTGTTACCAATGACTACCGCATCAATACCACGCACTACGCTATGTGTACCAACTACTACCGCCCCTTGGTTATCTACTGTATTGTTAGCGCCTAGTACAATTTGTTCCTTGTTATTGCCTACATAGTTGTTATATCCAATCACACTTGCTTGGTCGGCTTCAATTGTTCCATTACCCCCACCGATTACAACACTATCATTTCCTGTTACTTTATTATCACGGCCAATTGCAATTGTATTTGTACCTGTAACTACTGTATTTGCCCCTACGGCTACTGAATTGTAACCGCTTACTACTGGTGCTTGTGTGTTAGGCTCTACTGGGCCTGTAACTACACCATTTGCAAACACATTACCGCCAATTGTACCCATAATCATTGTTGCTAATACTAATTTATTCATATTTATTTCTCCTTTTACTGTCTTTTTCTGTCTATCTACTGTCTTTTTATTTGCCAGTACTACCATATCCACCATCGCCACGTTCTGTTTCGCTGAGTGTTTGCGCTTCTTCTACATCTACAATAGCGATTGGTACGATAATTAATTGTGCGATGCGATCACCTCTAAATATTGTGTAATCATTACAGGATACATTTTCATATGCGATGCTTAATTCTCCTCTATAATCTGCATCGATAATTCCTACGCTATTTGCACATCTTAGAGGTGTTTTGCTCATACTGCTTCTTGGTACTAATAGCCCCATATGTCCTTTAGGTATTTCTACTGCTATCCCTAATGGTATTTTCTTTTGACTGTCAGCAGGTACTTTAATCTGAAAAGGGCAATATAAGTCTAATCCAGCTGCATCCTTACTACCTCTAGTCGGTAGTTGTGCGTATTCATTTAATAGTTTCACTAACATTATTCCATTCTCCCCAATTCTTCGCTCTAACAACTCGATTGCTCGATATATTCAACTCAGCCATAATTTGTTTATTCGTTAAGCCTTTCTTGCATAACGAAATTACTTTATCAGTCAATGCAAATTCATCTTGTATGCTTCTTTTTGTAGGCAATCCTCTGCCTTTGTCAGTAACAATATGTATAGCTTCGCTTATATCCAGTTCACCCCACACCACCGATGCTAACGCTAGCCAATTCTTGCAATTGTGCGGGATACCATATGTTGATGTATTAACTGCCATTACTCAATCCACTTTCTTTATACATTTCAAACCAATCATCCGCCCTCATGGTGATTAACCATTTAGCATTATTCTTTCGATGTGCCACGATTGGCATCACATTCTTATTCTCGCTATCATGAATTGCTTGTGCCATTGCTTTGTCGATATTTAATGCTTGCACACGCTTAACTTCAATATGAATATTAGGTAGTCCAACACAATCGCTGGCATCACCTGTATTTCCACAATATTGTTGCGTTCTACGAACATCAAATCCATGTTCCTTACATAGGTTAGCAAATTCACGTTCTCCATCTGCACCTTTTCGTTTACTATTTACTTTCTTTTTCTTCTTTTCCACTGGCAATATGTATCACCTCTCACTCTGCAAATTCCATCAAATTTGTTTGTACTTTAACATCGCTCAACATTTCATCTTTTGCTTTTGCATACATTCTTCTATCAATTTCAAAACCGTATGCACTTCTACCTAATTCCATCGCCGCCCTTAATGTGCTACCGCTACCAGCTACAGGGTCAATGATTACATCGCCCTCATCTGTAAATATTTCTATTAAGCGTTTTAGTACGTTTACAGGCTTTTGCGTTGGGTGAATATTAGGAACGATATTCTTGTTATCACGTTTCCATTCAAAGTGATCGAATATCATTTTTTTGTTGTTATTGAATTTAGGCAACTTTTCACGATACAGAATTAACGCATATTCTGTAGCACCAACTATACGCATATTAGCTTTTAGCACTTGCGCGGAATAGTTTTTGTTAAACGTGATAGGAATGTAATTCTTGAACCCATGTTTTTGTGCATATTCAATTACCATTGGCATTTGTTGAAATGAACAGAATACAATCATGCATGGTGCTTGCCCTCGTTTCTTAGGCTCTTTCTTTAATAGCCGATTGCAAAAGTGAAAGTATTCCGCAATATTAAAATTGTAGTCTGAATTAAAAAACGCCTTACCAGCTTTCTTACTTTCGCCGTTCTTGTTATCCCCCCCTACATACCACATAGGATTACTTGCATATG